GCAGTGAGGAGTACTTCATCGGCTTCGATAATCTCGCGTCTGATTTTCATAACTGATACCCGCATCTGTGGTCCTTTGGTCTTGGCCATCATATCTTTCTTAAGATACTCTACGTTGTACAGTTGTTCAAGCTGGCGCTTAAATGACGCATACCCGAAGCTCATGGTGGCGCAGTACGCCTTGAGCAGTTGCTCCTCAATGAAGTAGTCGATGTGGTTAGGGATTGGCTCGTGCTCCACCCGACCGAACACCTTGTTGCGTGTAATCGACAGGTCGATGTCCTTGCCACTACCCAGTTCAGCCAACAGACCACCCTTGCTAGGTTTAATCACCACAAAGTGGCCGTAGTTTTCACGGGTGTAGGAGTTAAGCACATCGACCGCGGTGCGCACACTGTTCTTCATACTGGCGCGCATATACTCCACAGCCTTCTTATAGGCGTTCAGAATGTGGCGGTAGGGGATGTCAGCCACACCCAGCTCTTTAAACGCTTTGAGTGCGCATACTGAGGCGCCAATACCGGCCATCCAAAAGCGCTCGTCGTTCGTAGCTTTGAACTCAGTGTACATAGCGGCAACGGCTTGACCCACCATGACAGGGAACTGCTCGGCATTATCGGCAAGGTACTGCGCTAGGGCATAGCCAGCCACGCCATAGTTGTGCTGCAAAGACTTGATGATCTCGATCTCGTGGGGTTCCCATGTCAGTTCGTTCTCGAGCACAAACTCAAGCAGACGACGCAGTTCACCTTCAGACGAGTGGGTGCGACCAGCAGTCAGGTAGTCAACGATGTGGGTGTTAGACGACATCAAGGCGTTGGTCATCCATGTGGACAAGTTCAGGCGCTCTTTGTTGGAGCCAGACTCCATACGCTCCTTGCCACGACCCTCAGTCATATCCAGTAGGAACTCAGGCAACCATTCAAAGTCGTCACGGTTCTTGGATGTGATCTCGTCAGTAATCAGCGGATGGCTGTTGAGCAAACCAAGGCGTTGTTGCATAGCAACAGGTGATGTGCTCTTGCCTGTGCGGTAGTGGGTGGGGTGTCCCCACACAGATGCGGCGGCTTCCAAGGCCAGAGTCTTACCAGTACCTGACTCAGTACTGGCGCAGTGGTATGTCATGCCGTAGATACCCGTGAAGCGCATGAATGGGGCGCCAGCACCGGCAAGCAAAACGGCTAGGTGATCCCACATCTTCTTGGCAATCAGCATGTCGATGAACGCACGCCAAGCCTCCATAGTGCCACGCGGTTCGGTGTTCTTGGTAATGTTCTCCAAGCCCGGCATTGGGACTTTGACTGGGGGTTTACCCTTAGTAAAAATACGACCCGCAAATACATACGAGTTGTCCGGTTGCCAACCATAGCTGTCAGGAACTTTGATTGGGGTTTTGTTAGTGCTAGATTCTTCCACGCATGCCCTCACATATTCAAAAAGGTTTTTATCGTTGCCGTGACCAAACGAGGCCACGATGTTTTGACTTGCCAGTGATTTCACTGTCTCGTCCTTGCTAACCACCGCCTTCTGCGGCATCGTCACGTTGATCGCGCCTTCTGGTCTGAGCGCAATCATGTGCACCGTGTGGTCGTTATTGCTGTTGAGGATGTCCACAACAAACAACTCGTATGGCAAAAGCATCACTTGCTTCTTTGCCTTGTTGCCTTCATCGTCTTCTACTGTGCGCTCCATGAACACACCGCCGTTCGTGCCGTAGGCATAACCCCTTGGCGGTGTTGGGCGCATGACTTTGATGACTTCTTTCTCGGTCACTGTGCTGTCGCTAGTGAGCTTGACCTCGATCTCTTTCTCTTCCACCTCGACAGACAGCTCGCGCCCCAGAATAAGGGGGTTGGTTATCTTGCCCCAATGCATACAGTTAGGGCAGATGCCGGGGTTCTCGGAGTCCATCTTGATGCAGGGGTACGGACCCTTGATGCTTTGCAGCTTCTGGTTCATGCGCTCTGGCTCGTAGGGGTGCATCTTGCTCAGCCATATAGCCGCCTTGTTGCCATCCTCACAAACCTTTGCCCACGACAGTAAGCCACGCCAGATCGGCTCCATGCCTTCTTCGGATGCATGCTCGACGTAGTTTGCCAACTGCCCACAGCCACGATCGTTTTGTGTTGCCAGCCAAATTGGTTTGAACTTGGTAATGCTGTTCTCGTACAGCTTGACTGACGTAGCCGTTGGCGTTGCCTTTGCTGGGCGTTGCCCGGGCAAGTCTAAAGCTGGCGCAGCTTGCGTCTCATAGACCGAGCCTGCTAGCTTTTCTCTGATGATTGCGGCCAACCCCTCGAAGCTGAACACATCGCCCTCAGTTAGTATGCGCACGGGGCGCGGCGTCGCGTACTTCTTCTTGAAGTTGGTTGTCTCAGGCACACGCAAGACTCGGGCGGCATCAGCCGTCACGGTCATGTCAATAGCCAGAGCTTCCTGTTTGCACAGTCGTTTGAGGTTCTCGGCAACAGGCTTCCATGAGTCAATAGGAACGGCAGTAAGTAGCGGCCAGTAGCAGTGCAAACCACCACCAGAACCCACCACATAGGGCGTACCCAAAGCACCTAGGCCAGTCTTTTCCAAGAACGCGTTGAGCGCAAGAGCCGCATCCTTTTTCGATGCGTAGCCATCCATGTCAATGAACAGGGATTTCACAAACCTTGCGTTAACAGCCAGTCGGTTTTCTTCAGCGCCAAAGGTAGACAAGGCAAAGTAAACATCTAATTTGCTATCGTGCCAACGCTTGATGTGCGCTGTTGTTTCTTCGAGCGTGTCAACAAAGACGTGCTCTTTCGTTCTAGTAAGTTCTGCTACACAGTACCGACCAAATTCTGGCGGCGGCAGAACAACCGCTAAAAACTCAAGCGGAGTCATTAAAGTCCTTGGTGGGTTACAGGAACAGCTTTAACTGCTTTGGATCTACTGGCAAGGCTTCATCGTGTGGCGTTAATGCTTCTAACCGTCGGATGAGTTCAAGCTGAAAGTCCTTGGGTAACCCTTTAGGGAGTTCAATCATTTCTGCGCTGAAAGCGATCAGCTCTTTCGTGGTGAGGGATCGAGGTTGTATTCCGTACATATTTTTCTCCAAGCCTCATCTGCCGTGCGTGAGGTCTGCATTATTTTGGTTAAGAATTCGACGCGGTTACGATAAGCCACAAACACTTCCGTGCCTGTGAACCAGTTGTAAACCGTCTGCCGAGAGACGCCGAGCGCATAGGCAATCTTCGTGACCGGAAAGTCAAGATGGATCGCCCAACGCCCAAGCTGGTTGCCCAGCGACTTCGGCGTCTTAGCTACTTCGTCAATGATTTTTTGTGAGTAGGCCATAGTGGTTTTGTTAAGGCGCTAGGACACGCAGAACGGGAAACGCAGTCGTGTGCATGTGTGTATTTGCTAACGAAGCCTTGGTTAAACCCCGGCACACGCAATGCGACCGCCGACTGCGGCCTAGCGAAACCTTTAATTACTCATCGTCCCAATCAGCAACGATGTCGGCCAGCTTGTTCTTCTTAGCTGGAGCAGCTTCAACTTTGGCAGGAGCCTTGCGCACTTCTGGCTCTTCTTCAGATTCGGCCTCCACAGGGGCGGCTTTGGTCTTCTTAGCCTTTGTTGCTTTGACTTCTGCAATAGCTTCGGCATCGTCTTCGTCTAGCAAATCACCAAGAGATTTGGTGCTTGTTCCCGGCGCTTTACCGGGGATAGCCAAGGGTGCAGGGGAGGCAACGCCATCCACAGCGGCAGGGGTAGAAGCCACAGCCTTCTCAGCATCTTTAGATTGAGACTGTGATTGCACAACCTCAAACTCGTCATCAGTCAACCAACGCACAGGGGCGAAGATCAACTTGGGTGACTCAGCCTTGGTATCAAACTTCATACGTGTCACGATGGAGTCCAAGTTAACTGGAGGAGTCTGAGCCGCCATAGCACGGGCGTAGGCTTGCAGTGGGCGCTTGTCGCCGTCTTCCTTACCAAAGATGGATGTCGCAGGCAAAGTCACTTGCAACACGTCACCTTCGGGGTTGTTGGCCAACACCACAGCCAGACGCTGTTGGTAGCGGCATGCACGGCTCTGACCATTACCTGATCCAGCGATGTTCTGTGGGCATTGCGCACAGCTAGAGGCCTGTTTGTTACGCACGTTAGCATCGGGCTTCTCACCATCAGCAGATGTGCAGTCAGGGGCGGCTGCAGCCGCGTCTTTGTCATAAGAGCCTGCGTAAAAAATACGGCTGACCTTGGGGGCGGCTTTGACCACGATCACATCCAAGTGGCGGTCTTCGATCGAAGCGATCTCCTTGCCACCAGACAGCAGACGGAACACGCCACCTTTGATAGAGACGCGCTTCATGCCACCAGCGCTAGGTACACCGCCGGCCAAGGCCAAGGTAGTTGCAGACAGAGCCGCGTTCTTAGCGAAGGCAGGCACATTTGAGGGGTTGAACATTGCAATATTGCTCATTTTGATTTCCTGTTATGTAGGTTTGCGTACAGAGATGTCGTACTCAGATGCTGAGTTGAGTCCGGGCGGTACGACCCCGGGGTTTTCTTCCAAGAACTGCTTCATGTTGGTCTGTGCGATGCGCTTCTCCAAAAGCTCAATGGCTTCGTGGGCTATGACGAACTTTTTAAATTCATCCCAGTCCTGTGTGGAGTAACGCGTCTTCACAGACAGCACCACTGTGCCCTCTGGAGTTCGTACAGATGTCACGCCAAGCGCTTTCATCTGGTCTTTGATTGCGTTCTTGATTTCTTCCTGTTGTGCCTTGAGCACTTCGACTTGCGTGTCGTACTCTTGGGTCAGGTCGGCGATCTTACTACGCAGTTTGCGGTAAATTTTTGCTAGTTTATCTAATGGTACGTTGTCTTCTGACATTTGCTTCTCCGGTTTAATTGTTGTCTAAGGTTGGACAGTTTACATGTATTTTGGTCGCTTGCAACCCCCTTTCAAGATTTAATTTCAGTTTCAAACATATCGGTAAGAAGTAAGTTATCGCTAACTTTATCTCCCAGCGCTTTAAACATCTTCTTCTCAATGGCGCTACCCTGAATGTGAATCACAGTAACTTTGTCTGAGTCCTGCCCCTTGCGGTCAGCACGCGCACAGCACTGGATGTACTGCTCAACAGACATCAGAGGGCCATAGAACACCACAGTATCAGCGGCAGTCAGCGTAATGCCGTGCGCAGTAGCTTGCGGTTGCATGACCAACACACGAGGGTTAGGTTCAGTTTGGAAGCGATGAATAATTTGACCGCGCCTGCTTGGGCTTACATCTCCGTGGATGCACTCATTGACAATGCCCTTCTTAGTGAGGTATGTGCTGATGGTGTCAATGGTGCTACGGAACAAAGCAAAGACGATAACCTTGCGATCTGTCTCCTCCAATATCTCCTCCAGCACTGCAAGGCGAGGCGCTGAATCAAACTCCACAACTTCCTTGTCGTCTGTGTAGGCCGCACCGCAACTGATCTGCAAGAGTTTGGATACGCCAGCGGCGGCATTGACTGCCGTGATGGTCTCCCCTGCGGCCTGCACAAGCATGCGCTCTTTGAGCAAGTTGTAGTACTTGGCTTGCTGTGGGGTCAACTGCACCTCACGCGTCATCGTGATGACTGGCGGTAAGTCAAGGCACTGTGCTTTGGTAAAGCGTATCGCAGGCTGCAGCGCCTCGTGTACTTTCTCTTTGGCATCAGCCTTTGGCGTCCACTTGAAGGTAGTGATCTTGTTCATAACTTGATCGCGCCAAGCGGTAAAGAACTTAGGCACACCATCGGGGTTAACTAACTTGGCCAAGCCATACGCATCCACTGGTGACTGCGAGGCAGGCGTACCCGTCATCATCCACAGGTATGTGTTGGGCGTGAGGATAGAGTTAAGGGCTTTCCATCTGCGCGTTGTAGGCGTCTTGTATGCGTTGGCTTCGTCGACAATCACAAGGTCAAACCGGCCATCGTTCTTCACCTCTTCAGCGATCAGGTTCAGACCTTCGTAGTTGGTAATAACGATCTCGTAGTCACGCTGAATCATCTCGATACGGCGACTAGCCTGAGCATGGTGCGCGATAACGGCAGAGCGATGAATGATGCTGTTGTTGATGTCACCCATCCACGCGCTGTGCATGATCGACAGTGGGCACAGAATCAAAACCCTACGCACCTTGCGTAGCTTCATCAGGTAGTCAGCCGCCCA